GTGGTTGTGGTGGTCGGGTCCGGAAGGATCTTCGGACGGGACGGGTGGTCCGTTCGGGTCGCCGCTGGTCGCGGGGGACCCCACCGGGTTTTCCACGTTGCCGTCCGTGACGCAGTGCACGTCCATCATCGTGGACACCATCGCGGGGATGCCGTGGCGCGTGCTGCGCGGCGAATACGAACATTTGCCGACCCCGGATTGGGTCACCGACCCCCAAGCGTTACGGGTGGACGGCCGGGTGATTGATCCCGGCACGTTGCTGGACGTCCGGTTGTCCGCGGTCGAATTTTGGGCGCAGTGGATCACCGCGGCGTTGTGGTTCGGGGACGGGTTTCTTTACGTTCCGGTGCGGGACCAGACGGGCGCACCCAAACCACCGTTGTGGCAGTTGCACCCGTTGCAAGTGACGATTGAAGCCGGAACGTATTGGGTGGGGGACGTCCCGTTACCGGCCGGTTCGATCGTCCATCTTCGTGGCCGTCCCCCGTATTGGTACGGACGCGGGCATGGTGTGATCACGTCGCACGGTGCCGAACTTGGGTTGGCCGCGACGGTTCGTCAGTACGCCGCCGGTGTGTTCACGTCCGGTGTCCCCGCCGGATATTTGAAGTCCACCCAACCGAACATGGACGCGGATGGCGCGCAACGGTTGAAGACAACGTGGCTGGCACAACACGGCAATTCCAAACGGTCGATCGCGGTGCTGAACGCGACCACCGAATTTGTCCCCATCGCGATCAGTCCGGTGGACGCGCAGTTGGCCAACGCGAAGGAATGGACGACACGGGACGTGGCGATGGCGTTCGGGGTCCCCGCGCACATGTTGGGTGTGCCGGGTGATTCGTCCACCTACGCGAACGTTGAATCCCGCATGATCGAACTGCGCACGTTCACGTTGCTTCCGTGGATGCGTCGGGTGGAATCCACGTTGGACGCGCAGTTGCCGCGGGGAACGTCGTTGAAGATCACGTCCGACGCGTTGCTTCGTGCCGACACGGCAACCCGTTACAACGCGTATGCAACCGCGCTCGCGTCCGGGTGGTTGACGGTGGACGAAGTGCGCGAGCTGGAAGATAGACCACCGATGCAAACCGTGGGGGTTGCATGATGCCTGAACTACACATGGAAGTCCGCAACGTGGACACCACGTCCCGAACGATTGTCGGGGTCGCGGCACCGTACAACGAAGTGACGTTGCTGGCCGGGGACCCCGCCGGGGAACGGATCATGCCAGGTGTGTTCCGTCGGACGATCGAACACCGCGGCGCGAAGATCCCGCTACTGGTCAACCACGGACGGGACCGGGTGGTGGGCTATTCGCGCAAGTGGGACGACACGTCCACGGAACTGGTCGGCACGTTCGCGGTGAACGAAGGCGCGGACGGGGACGCAGTGTTGGAAGACGTCCGGCATGGCTATTACGCGGGGTTGTCGTGCGGGTTCGTGGAACTGCGCGTGGGTCGCGGGGACGACGGTGTGCGCGAAGTCCGCGAAGGGAAGTTGGTGGAAACGTCGCTGGTCGGGATCCCCGCGTACGAAGGCGCGGGGGTGTTGGCCGTCCGCAACGCGCAAGATCTGGCCACGTTGCTGGCACCGTTCCAAAACCGTCCGACGGTGAACCTTGACCCCATCCCCCCGTTGTCGTACCGTTCATTGCACTAACAACTAACCGCGGCTCGCGCGGTCCGGCACGGCCAGTGTTCACGTCCCCGACGGGGGAACCCGAACACCGGTGGCGGTGTCACCCGATGCACCCGCAACGACCCCGTTACTTCGTTGCATGTGGGAGCACATCGGATGATCACCTATCTGTCCCGTTTGACCAGTGAGCGCGATTCGTTGACCCAAGCCGCGACCGATTTGGCCGCGAAAGCTGCGGACGAAGACCGCGATCTCACCGACACCGAACAATCGTCCATGAAAGCGTGGGCGGAACGATGCGCGCAGATTGACGCGCAGTTGACGGAATACGGAAGCCAAGCCGAATCGCAGCGCGCTTACGCGCGACTGCGCGAACAACTGGAAACCCCACCGACCACCGCGCTGGTCCCCGCGACGCGTGCCGCGGTCCCCGAACCCGTGAAGGGTTGGGGGGACGTGTTCGTGGATTCCGACGCGTTCAAAACGTACATGGGGACCGGTGCTTCCCAACGGGTCAACGTGCCGACCCCCCTCGCCGAGCGCGCCGCGATCGACGTCGGATCGTGGCCGGGGACGATTCCCCCCTACGTCTACACACCCCCCGCGTACACGGCGCTAACCCCGGTGCTGGACGTCGTGGGGAAGGTCACCACCGGGTCCAACAGTGTGGAATGGATCAAGTGGGTTCCCAACCCGCAAGACGCGGCGTCGATCGTGGCCGAAGGTGCGTTGAAGCCGGAAGCCAACATGACCGCGACCCCGCAAACCGACACGCTGGACACGTACGCACACTGGAAGGCAATCACCCGGCAAGCGCTGGAAGACATACCGCAAATCCGAGCGATTGTGGAAGGCCGGTTGCGTCAAGGCATCTTCACCGCGTTGGAAGGCGCGGTGACCACCGCGCTTTTGAATGACGCGACGATCCCGGTGGTGACGGGTTCCGCTGCGGGCGGGGATTCGTTGCTGTCCACAATCCGGGTCGGGATCGCGACCGTGCAAACCAACGGGTTCGCGACCCCCAACGCCGTGTTGCTGAACCCGGCCGATTGGGCAGCGCTGGACGTCGCGGTGATGGTCGAATCGGTGGATGGTCCCCTGTTGAAGTCGTCGTATTGGGGACTTCGGCCGGTAGCGGTTCCGTCCATCCCGGCGGGGACCGCGTACGTGGGGGACTTCAACGCCGCGGTGACGTTGTTTAGTCGGGGAACGACCGCGCTTTACATGACGGATTCCCACGCGGACTACTTCGTCCGGAACTTGATCCTGCTACTGGCCGAGATTCGCGCCGTGGCCACCGTCCCCGAACCGCTGGCCGCGGCCAAGTGCACGGTTGGCGCGGTGGTGGGCACGTCCGGATCGTCGTCGCGGAAGTAGTCGTAAATGCCCGCGACCACCGCAGCACTTCGCACGTACTTGGGGATCGATCCGGCAACGTCGGTTGACCAAGCCGCGATGGATGCTGCGGTGGCCGCGGCCAATGACGCGGTGGTCATGTGGCGCGCCGATCTGACGACGGACCCCGGTGACGGGACCGTGTTGCCGACATGGCCACCACGCGTTGACCAAGCCGCGATCGTGCAAGCCGCACGGTTGTACGGACGACGGGGAAGCATCCAAGGGGTTGCCGCGTTCGCCGACTTGGGAACGTCACTGATCCCCCGGATTGATCCGGAAGTCCGATCACTGTTGGAACTTGGGGAATACCAACGGTCGGTGGTCGCGTGACCAGTTACGACCGTGCGTTGGAACTGGTCGGAAAATTGACCGCGGACGGGATCGTGGCCACCGTGGATCCTCGAGCTGCAACCCCGCCGTGTGTGCTGGTCACCCCACCGAATCGAACCTATGACATTGCGTGTGGGTATTCCGCGGACTTCGTGTTGTGGGCATTGGTCCCCGGTGCTGGCAACGCCGACGCGTTCAAAGCACTGGACGGGTTGTGCGACGCGGTGGCCGCGGTGCTGGACGTGTCCCGCGCTGATCTTCAAAGTTATGTGCTGTCCCCCGACGCACCCCCGCTACCCGCGTACCGAATCGAACTAGTCACCGAAGGGATCTGAACATGGCCGTTGTTGAATCGCGGTTGAAGGATGGCACGTTGACGTTGGGGACGTCCCCCAACGATGTGGATTTTTCGTGCCAAGTGACGAACGCACGGGTCAATTCGTCGTACGAAGACGACGGGTCCGCGCAAGAAACGTTGTGCGGCGATCTGATCGCGGTGGGACGGAAGTTGTCGGGACGTTCACTTGCCGGAACGTTCATCCAAGATTGGACCGCGGCCGCGGATTCGATCGTGGACTACTGCTATCTGCACGAACTGGAAGAGGTCGCGTTCACGTACGCGCCCGCGGGGACCACCGGGGGTCCGACGTTGACGGGGACCGTCCGTATTGAAGTCCCCGGCGAAACGTACGGTGGGGACGTCAACACCCGGATCACTTCGGACTTTGAATGGCAAATGACGCAACCACTGGTCCGGACACCCCCGGTGGTCGGCACCCGTGGCGCGAAGACGAAGGAACCGGCGAGCGCGTGACCACATGGGCGGACGCGGAAGTCCGCGTCCAAGGTTTGAACGAACTGATCCGGACCATGAAAAAGGCCGGGGAAGATCTGTCCGACTTGAAAGATGCCCACGCACGCGCTGGACAGATCGTGGCCAACTACGCGCGCACGATCGCACCGAAACGGTCCGGCAAATTGGCCGGAACGATCCGCGCCGCGAAACAAGTCCGACGCGCACGCATCCAAGCTGGCCGCGCGTCGGTTCCGTACGCGAACCCGATTCATTGGGGTTGGCCGTCCCGACACATTGAACCCAACCCGTTCCTATCCATCGCGGCGCGTGACACCGAATCACAGTGGCGCACGTACTACGAAAAAGCGGTGGCCGACGCGCTCGCGAAGGTCCGGGGGGTGTGACCCATGGCGTTCCAATCGTTCCGTGTCCAGTTGAAAGGGGACGACCCGGTGGTGGTGGACACCAACGCGCGGGACATGGTGTCCGTGGTCATGGACCCGAACAACCCGCGCCCGTTGGATCTGATGTTCCACCAAATCCACAACGCGATGCTTCGGCAACAAATGTCGGTACCCCGCGACTTCGTCGGGTTTCTGGAAGCCTTGGAAGGGATGCCCGAGGCGGTGGACCCCGACACCGACGCGTTGGACCCTACCCAACCGGATCCGTCGGACGAACCGCGGTGGCCGTCGCCCTCCGCATAGGTGGTGACCCGTCACCGTGGATTGAAGATCCCCGCGCGCTCGCAACCGCGGTGGAACTATTGAACGAAGCCGATCGGAAGCGTTGACCCGTGGCCGCACCCGCGATTCTGAAAATCGACATAATTGCCGACGCAACCAAAGCGTTGAAGCAATTCGGGTTGTTGGAAGACAACGCGAAGGGGACGGGGACCAAACTTTCCGGGTTGGGTAAGACGATCGCGGGTGCGGTCGGCACCGCGGCCATCTTGAAGTTTGGGAAGGATTCCGTTTCCGCGGCGGAAGAATCCGCGGTGGCCACGGCACGACTGGACCAAGTGTTCAAGTCGATGGGGGACACCACCGGGGAAGCATCCAAGCACGCGCAGAATTACGCGGGCGCGTTGTCTAAGCGCATCGGTGTTGAAGACGAAGCGATCATGTCTGCGCAAGCGCAGTTGGCCACGTTCGGCAACGTGTCCAGCGAAACGGCACGCATGTCCGGTGTGTTCGATCGTGCCACCGCTGCGGCCGCGGATCTGGCCGCGGCGGGGTTCGGCACGTTGGACACCAACAGTGTGCAACTTGGGAAGGCGTTGCAAGATCCCGCGAAGGGGTTGGCCGCGTTGGCGCGTTCGGGGGTGACGTTCACCGATCAGCAAAAAGCACAAATCACGGCGATGCAAAAGTCCGGCGATCTGTTGGGCGCGCAAAACGTGGTGCTGAAAGCCATTGAAGGTCAAGTGGGGGGAACCGCGGAAGCGACCGCGACGAACACCGCGAAGATGGGTGTTGCGTTCGGCGAGCTGCAAGAAACGATCGGAAACAAGTTGCTTCCGGTGGTCAATTCGTTGACGGGGTTCCTTACCAAAAACATGGACGTGTTGATCCCGTTGGGTGGCGCGATCCTGGCCGTGGTCGGTGCGGTCAAGTTGTACGAACTTGGGACCAAAGCCGCGAAGGTCGCGCAAGCGGCGTGGAACGGTGTTCAAATCGTCTTCAACGCGATCATGTCCGCGAACCCGATCATGCTGGTGGTGATCGCGATCGCGGCGCTGGTCGGTGCCGTCATCCTTGCTTACAACAAGGTCGGTTGGTTCCGTGCGTTCGTGGATTCGTCGTTCCGGGGGATCGTGACCGCGTTCGGATGGATCCGCGACGCCGCGGTGGGTGTCTTCAACTGGATAACGCACAACTGGCCGCTGATCCTGGCCGTGTTGACGGGACCGTTCGGGTTGGCCGTGTTGGCGATCACGAAGAATTGGGACGCGATCAAAGGCGTGATCCAACGGTTTGTGGATTGGTTGCGCGGGATCATCGACACGGTGGCCGGGATCGCGCACCGGATCGCGGGCGCGATCAAAGCACCCATAAACGCGGTCATCCGTGGATGGAACGGGTTGCAATTCACCGTCCCGACGATCGACACCCACATTCCGGGGATCGGCAAGGTGGGTGGCCAGACAATCGGGTTCCCCGACATTCCGCAGTTGGCCACCGGTGGCGCGGTGCTGCGCACTGGACTGGCCGTCGTTCACCGCGGCGAAACGTTCAGTGGTGTGGGGCGAGCTGCGCCCGGTGGAACCACCGTCAACATCACCGTGCAAGCGACGGGGTTGGGCGCGCAAGCACCGGACATTCAACGCGCCGTGGTGGACGCGCTGCGGATCTACACGTCCCGTAACGGTCCCCTGACCGCGCCCATCGTGGCCGCATAGGTGCCCACATGGCCGCGTGGGACCCGACAAAGCCGTGGCCGTCGTCAACCCCCGGTGGCGCGTCATCGCCCGCGTGGGGGGATTACGTACGGTTGTGGGTGCGTGCCGCGATCGCGTCCGGATCGTCATGGCATTTGGGATCCCACCCAAACGACGCGTTGGACGCGGGGAACGTCATGGGTGGTGGGATCCCGGCGCTGCGCGTTGCACCCGGACGGTTGTGGGTGGATCTGTCGTGCGACACGTTGGACGTTGACATTCACGGTGGCGCGACCGCGGGTCAAGGGATCTTCGGCAAGGTGGACGCGGTGACATGCACGGTCCGGTTGGCCGACCCCGACGGGATTTACGACCCGTTGTGGTCCGGCGGTCCGTTCCAATACGGTGGCCATTCACGACTGGTCCCCGGTGTGCCGGTGGAAGTGTTCGCCGAAGTCGTCAACCCGTCGGATTCGTCCGTCCAGCAATTCCCCATCTTCACCGGCACCGCGGATTCGTGGGGGGAAGATTGGGTGCCGCACCCGTGGCAACGTGAAGCAACCTTGATCGCGTCCGACCCGACGAAGACGTGGGCGCGGTACGACAAACCGGAACAACCCGCGGTTGGTGCCGGGGAAACGGTGCAACAACGCGTCGCACGGTTGGTGTCGTACTTCGGATGGTCGGGGACGGTGGAAGATCCGACGCCGGGTGCATCGGTGCGCACGTTGGCCGCGACGACGTTGGCACAACCGGGTTGGGAATTGCTGAACCGGACCATGGACGACGAATTGGGCGCGGTCTACTTCACACCGTCGGGGGATCTTCGGTGGATCAATCGTGAAGCATCCACCAACCAACCAACCCCACGGATCACGTTGGGTTGTGCCACGGTGCAAACCGGCGCCCACGACATTTTGGTGGACGCGACCCCGCAAAAGTTTGACTTGCAGCTGCGGAACGACGTGTGGGGTGCGCGCACCGGTGGGACCGCGCAACACGCGTTGTCCCAAGGATCCATGGACCACTTCGGACCGTACCCGTACCAACGGACGGACTTGGGGTTGGCCGACGACGCGCAAGCGTTGACGTGGGCACAATTCGTGGTGTCGTTGTACGCGTTCCCCCAAATCGGTGTGGACAATGTGACCATGCTTCCGGCGATCGATCCGGCGAGCTGGACGGTGTGGTCCACGGTGTTGTCGTGGGTGTTGTTCACCGACGTTGCACACATCGCGTGGGCGCCACCGGACTTGCCGGACCATGTGATTACCGGGGACTTCCGGGTGGTCGGTGTGCAACACACGATCAGTCGCGCCCGTTGGTCCGTGACGTGGCAAACGCTCGCGCTGCGCGCATTGTCGTTGTCCGGCATCGTGTGGACGTTGGGACCACACGCAAACGATCGGTTGGACGCCGGGATGGTCATGGCATGAACGGAAGGGGTTGACATGCCGGGGATGAAAACGTGGGCGGTCGGGGAAGAGGTCCTCGCCGCGGTGTTTCAAGACATGGTGCAAAACCAAGTCGTCGCGCAGTTTGCGAATCTGACCGCGTTACAAGCCGGGTGGCCGAACGCGAACAACGGATCCCGTGCCATGTGCATCGACACGTTCCGCACGTACACCAAACGCGCCGCGGGTGGGACGGGTTGGCAACCCGACACCGCGTCCGGAATCATCGCGGTGACGTTCTCCGCCGGTGCCGGGTCGATCACCCACGATTTAGGCCGCGTCCCCGGTGTGTGTCTGGTCAACGTCGGGCAATCGTCCGTCAACTTCCTTGCTGTCACCGGACGCACCGCGACAACGATCGCGGTTGCGGCGTGGACGTCGTCCGCGTCGGGGGTGTCAGGGAACTTGAATATCTGGTGGTGGGCGGCGTGAACGGGTTCGGGGACGTGGACCCCGAAGACGGGTGGGACGCGTCCGACCCGTTCGCGGACAAGGTGGCCATCCTGATTCGTATGGTCGCGTCAATCACCGCGGAACACGCGACCCCCAGCCACAACCACGCGCGGGTGTTGGTCCGGTTGGGGTTCGCGACGGGCGCGGTCGAATCGTTGCGGAAGCACGCACACCGACGGGACCGGCCGATTCTGGATGCGCTGGACTTAGTGTTTTTCTATCTGATAAACGCGGAAGGGGTGGACGGTGGGTAACCGCTACCTAACCGACTTGGCCGACGTCGTGCGCGGCGCCGGTATCACCGTGCAAGAGGAACCCGGTTGGCAAACCCGGTCCCGATCGTCCGGTGGGTACGACTCTGGCCGACCCAACCACGTCATGTGTCACCACACCGCGTCCAACCCGTCGTCCGACGGGCAATCCGACGTCAATTACATGGTGTCCGGTTCCGACGCCGCGCCCGTGGCCAACCTGTATTTGTCGCGGTCCGGCAAAGTGTGGGTCATGGCCGGGGGTGCGACGAACACCAACGGGTCCGGTTCCGACCCGTGCGGGCACACACCCACGGACAGCATGAACACCCACGCGATCGGGATTGAAGCCGCGAACAACGGTGTCGGTGAACCGTGGCCGACCGTCCAGCAAGATGTTTACGTGCGACTGGTCCACGCGTTGTGTGACCACTACGCGATCCCCGTGGGACGTGTGCATTCACACTTTGAATGGGCACCGACGCGCAAAATCGATCCCGCCGGTTCGTCCCGCTACGCGTCGGGATCGAACATGTGGAATATGGACGGGTTCCGTGGTGACGTGATCACCGGCGGGACCCCGACCCCACCGACCCCGACCCCGACCCCGACCCCCGAAGGGATGGACGAAACCATGATGTTTGTGCAACACGGATCCGGTGTGTGGTTACTGTCCGGATCGTCGTTGTTCCTAATCGGCAACACCGCGGATCTGACCGCGATGCAAGCCGCGGCGAAGGATCCCAACCGGGTCGCCGCGGTGGGTGACACCACATGGTCCAACATGGTGGAAGCGACCCAATCGTCCGGGGAAACGTAGACCACACCGCGTCCATGACCGCGTCCGTCGCATGGTCGGATCTGTCAATCGTCGGTGGGTTCCTGGCCGGGTTCCTAGTCGGTGTCGTCGTCGCGATCCGACTGGTTCGCGTGGTGGGTTCGGTGATCCGACGCGAACGCGACGACTAGACCGCGCGCTTGTCCAACGTCGGAAGATCCGACACCCACCGGCGCGGTCCGCGTTCAACGCGGTGGTGTGGGTGCCAGTCGTGACACGTCCGACACCACACACACACCCAACCCGAAGGGGACACGTAGCTTTCCATGTGATCCGGTTGGTGTTCCATCCCGGCATCATCGCGCCGTGGGGTGACACGGTACGGTAAGCGCGCCCACCGGACCACAACCGTCGGATTCCGCCGAACCCGTCCGGGTCCGGTGGGCACCCCCTACCGACGGACGCGGTACACGAACCGGATCGGGACGCGTTCGCGGACGTCCCCCGTCCGATACCAACGCGTGTAATGCGCGACGCACCAACCCCGCGCACGCGCCGGTTCGCTGCACCCGTCAACCGAACAACGCGCGGTCACCGACGGAACCGACCCAACAACCCTTCGGCGAGCTGCACCGCAGCGATCACCAACACCGACACGGTGATGACCCCCGCTTGTAAATGACTCACCCGTCCGCGTCCGTGTCGTCGGGTTTGTCGGACTGGACGAACTGCGCGGGTTCGTCGTCGTCTTCCGGGGTGTCGTCGGGGGTGTCGTCGGGGGTGTCGTCGGGGGTGTCGTCCGGCACCGGTTCGTCTTCGTAAGTGGTCATGGTGCGCGATGTTCTACCCGTGGCCGTCCGTGGTCAACCGACCCCCCGCGCGTGTCACGCTGCGGGGGTCGCGCGTGGATCCTTGCACCGTTCCGGCACGTCCGAACGACCCCGAACGACCCCGACGGAACCCCAACGATCCGTAGTAAAGTGCTGGTAATGC